TCATCTGCTCTAGTTTTACTAGCAGATACTACTAAAATATTTTTTTGTGGATTAAGAAGTAATTGATGACAGACAAAAGCAGAGGTAATCCAAGACTTACCTACGCCTCTAAATGCTTCTATTACAAGTCTCTTTTCGTTTGACTGTAAGTAATCTGCAATATCGAATTGTATAGGTGTGGGGTTAGGCAGGTTTAAGTGCTTCCAACACAAATACAAAAAATTTTTAAAATTCTTTAATCGTTTATCCATCATCAAATGGTACTTCGTCTAAAATGTTATCTTCTTTTTTAGCCAAAGGTTCTTTACTGTATGTTTTACAAACTTCTAAACATACTTTCATTTCTGAAGCTGTTAAATCTTCCCCAGATTTTAATTTCTTATAAGCATGGTTTACCAATAGTTGTGGTAACTCTTTTAAGACTGTTTCTAAATTATTGGGGTCTTCCTTGTCGGTTGTATTTTTTATGGTCTCGTTTTTCATCTTTGTTTAACCTTTTCTTGTGTGTTCGTACTCTTTTCTTTGGTTTCTCTCTAACAACAAAATCTTTAAATTTTCTAGCCATTATTGAAGTATTAATTTTTTAATTGATTTACTTCCGTCTATATTAGTTTCAAGCTCTGCTTGAGATTTAACGCATTGATGGTCTATGTTACCGCCATTACGTTCTGCAATTCTTTTACCTTTTAAACACACAGACATAGAGGGCTGTATTCTGTGTTCTTTGATTTCACCATTAACAATCATAAGTAAAGCAACAACAGTTTCAAACATTAGTGTCCTCCATTTCCGTTTGCTCTTACTTTTTCTTTTAAGTGTTCAATATCTAACAATGCTTTTTCTAATTGTGATTTAAGAAATTCTATATTGACTTTATTAGTCATGTTTTGTTCTTGAGTTGCAGTCAATTTTTCTACGTCACTGTATAACTGCTCAATAAGCATAAACTGTTCTTGGTCTGTAGGTACTTGCAAACTTTTCTTTAATAAATCGTTTTCAAACAATTCTCTTGAAGTCTCTAACGAAGTCAGTCTAGCTGTAACTTCTGTGTATGCAAATACACCCATAGCAACTCCTATAACTATACCAATCATGTTTTTAACTGGCATTGATACGCTAGTGTTTTCGTTTATTTTCATGTTTTTTCTTTCGTTTGCAATTAGGGAAATCAAAAGTGTAGACATCATCTACAATCTTATTTAGTTTCTCAAACACTCTGTCGATAGAACCGAAGAATGTGTAGATAAACTTATCAATCACTTTTTCTTTAGTTTATTCATTGTAGTTACGCCAAATGATGCACCTACTATTGTTAATATTATGTACCAAAACATAGGGTCAGCATTTTGTAATATTTGCCACCCACGTTCCATTGTGTTTTGTGTGTATGGAATAAAATGACAAGCCATTAATAGTGTAAAGAAAACTACCAACCACTCATCTTTCCACGAATGTTCTTGTTGTTTAATTTGTTCTATTGAAATTTGTGATACTGCATCTAATTCTTTTTCTCTTACAATTTTATCTTTTTGTAATTTGTGAGAAATAGCACCAAATGTTTTTTCTGCTATAATTTTAGTAAGAGGGTTTTTTAATAATGCAAACCACATGTTACATTACCCATAAAACAACTGACCATGCTACAAACAATGCAAAAAGTTTTTTATCTGTATTAGTCCAGTATATTTTTATTTTGTTTAACCAAGTTTTTGGTGTGTAACCATATATTATCATATTGTCTCCTTTTTAATTTCATTGCAAAAATAGTTCATGTAAAGTTTGTCTCTTTCAATAGTGTCATTCATTTCTACTGAAAAGTTTTGAATTAATTTTCCACCTGCACCCACACATTCTGACCATGAATTAAATTCAGTAGGTAGTGTTGCTGTGTTATTACAAAATCCAGTAATTGCAGAGCAAATACTAAAAGCTAGTATAAATTTCACTTAAACTGAAAGAACCCTATAATTCCAACTATAAGTGTCCCAATAGCAAGGATAACTTTAAGTCCACCCTTACCCATAGCAACATCTTGTCTTAACGATTTAACTTCTCGTTTCATTTCTTCTAAAGTTTTCAAGATGTTATTCATTCGTTCAGCACAAAGTTTTTCATGGCTTGAAAGTCTAACACCAGTAGCGACTTCGCTAAACTCTTTTGGAGTTATCTTTTTTCTAGCCATTAGTATTGTAAGCTAACACCTCTAATTCTAGCTTCTTTACTTCCACTAGCTTGGTTAGCAAACTCTAATTTATATTTTAAACTTGTTCCTGCTGTTACACTTAAGTCATTTACTTTTGCCATTTTAATTCCTGTTGCAAAATCTGGCATAGCTGTCATTGTAGCTGTTGAATAGTTAGAACCACCATCAGCAGAAAGTTTTAAAATAATATCAGTATTTAATGCGTTAGTTCCTGCGTTGTTTTGATATGTGATTATTGCTCCCATTTTTGAAACTGAAGATGGTGCTGTAATATTTGGACAAATAAAGTTTCCAGTAGCATTAGCAACTAATTGTTGATACCTTGAACCAATTATTAATTGTGTATTAGCATCATCAGTATAACCACTTGTACCACTTGGTATTGTATAAGTTCCTTCTGTATATCTTGCTGTGTTTGAAATTCTTACTTGGTCTATATAACCACCATTAGTCGTAGTAACATTTCCAGTTGCACCTATTCTTAAACCAGAATTTTCATCAACTAAAGAACCAGAACCAGTCCAACTTGCTCGTCTTGAACCATGACTATAACCATAAAAATTATTATTTTCTCTAACAACTGCTACATGTTGCCAATTGTTTTGGTTTCCATTCATATTATCATCTGTAATTCTTTGACCTTGCCCCATGTTCCAATTAGTACCATCATTACTTGCCCACCAAAACAATGCTCCATTTGTTCCTCCATTACTAGTTGCAAATTGGTATGCTTGAACACCACCATCATCATAACCAATAACTCCATGATGAGAAGTTGAGCCAACACTTTTTACAAACATTTCAATAGTAAAATCACTTGAACCCATTTGATGAATAAAAGAATTTGTATTACTTATAAATATATAACCATTACCATTCCAACTTGTGTTAATTCCTGCTGAACCACCTAAAGCACCACCAGGTGCTGTATTCCATCTTCCACTTGATTGACCAATGCTATGACCTTGACTTGAAGCATCTGTAAAAGTTGTAGAGTTATCTGAAACATTATTTATTACTGTAGATACAGTAGAAATATATTCATCAGAATCTCTAACTGTATTTGCACCATTAGTATAACCTGTAGCATCTTGGAATACATCAACATACATTGAGTTAGTGTTGTAAGCACCTTTGTTTTCATTAGATGCTTGTCTAATAGCTAGAGTAGAAATATCATTAACAAGTTTATTATCATCAAATGATGTTGCGTGTTGAGATACTGCACTAGCAGGTATTCTAGCGTCTGCTATAGAACCACTTGTAATTTTACTAGCATCTAAATTAGGTATTTCACTTGCAGTTAATGTTGGTAAATCTGCTACTGTAAAACCACCAGATATTATATTTGCTAAATCTCTTGCTTTTGTCATATTCTATTTACCTCGCTGTACATGGTACGTTGTTAGTTCCTACTAGAGGTGCAGATGCAAATGCCATGTAGATATATGATGCACCACTTACATTAATACTTTGACTTGCTACTCTTGTTTTAAATCCATTAGATAATAAATCTAAATAATTATCTCCACCACCTTCAGCATTACTATTATCAGGATTTAGATAATCATTAGCTTGATTATAACCCTCTCTTTTATTATCATACAAAAGCCAATTTGATGTATTATCTGTTCTTTTAATCATAAGAAATGCAGGTTTAAATCCTGTATAAACAAATGTTCCATCTGCATTTCCATTACCAGTATATTTACCAAACTTACTGTAACCAGTTTTCTCTGCGAAGCAGTAGGCAATAAATGTACCTGAACTTAAATTTACAACACCATCAGAACCTAAACTGAATACTGAAGAAGTTGGTGATGTGTTATTCCAATACGCTGATACTGATGTCGAAGCAGCTGTACTGTTTAAAAACACAGCATTAGTATTACCTAAATCTTTATGATATACTCCCCAGTTCCAACCTGCACCCCCATTACTTCTACTTCTTGCAATAACCACTTGTGGTACTACACCTAATCCATGACCCACAGTAGCATTAGCACCTGTACCTGTATAAGATACAATACTAAATCCTGCTGTAGTATTAGCACTAACAGTAGAACTTATAGAACCATCTGTGTTAGCTGAACCTGCTCCATTTGCTTTCCAACACCATTGAACTGCTGTTTGACCACTACCATTTCCAGCACCACCAGCACCAGACGCTATTGTAAATCCATCACTATCAAAACTAGAGTAATAACCTGTTGAAGTCCAT